AAATACTGCGGTAGCTGGTTTAGGGTATAAAGTGTCTGAAGCTACAGATCTAAAAATTACTACTGGTGGTGCAACCATTAGTGGAACGATTTATTTCTGGGTTTATTACACTCAATAATCTTATTGAAAGAGGGGATTTATTCCCCTCTTTTTTCATTTTTTAAAAAGGACAATAATGGCATCACAAGTTGAAATATGTAACTCCGCATTAAATATGTTGGGAGCAAATAATATTACATCCTTGACCGAGGATAGTAAAAACGCAAGGTTGCTAAACCAGAGGTATGAGCCAGTTAGAGATGCAGTCTTTCGTTCACACTCCTGGAACTGTTTAATTAAACGAGTAGAATTAGCACAAGATACAGATACTCCCTCACACGAATATTCAAAACAATATACTTTACCATCAGACTGTTTAAGAGTTTTAAAAGTAGGAGGACATCACGACAGTTCCTCTTCTGATTTAGATGATGGACAAAAATTTAAAATAGAGGGAAGAAAATTATTAACTGATGAAGCAACAATTTATTTAATTTATGTTGCTTTAATAACTGATGTAAATGAATACGATACATTACTTCGAGAAACACTTGCGGCTCGATTAGCAGCGGAACTAGCTTATGCGATTACATCGTCTACAGCTTTAGCAAACTCATTAAAAGAAACATATTTAGAAAAATTACGAGAAGCTCGATTTACCGATGCAACCGAGGGAACTGCGGATAATATAGATTCAAGTACATTTATTAATGCGAGGTATTAATGGCAAGAAGTACAGTTGCATTTACCAACTTTACAGCTGGAGAATTATCTCCTAGACTTGATGGTCGTACTGACCTTGGTAAATATTTTAATGGATCAAAAACTTTAGAGAATATGGTTGTGCATCCACATGGAGGTGCATCCAGGCGACCTGGCACAAAATTTATTCATGAAGTAAAAACCAGTTCTGCACAAACACGATTAATACCTTTTGAATTTTCGACTACACAAACTTACATTATGGAGTTTGGTCATCAATATATTCGTTTTTTTAAAGACAATGGAATTATTACCGAAAGTAATAAAACCATTAGCGGTGCAACACAAGCTAATCCAATAGTAATAACATCAAATAGTCATGGGTATAACAACGGAGATCATGTTATTATTTCTGGTGTAGTAGGAATGACAGAATTAAATGGTAAAACATTTAAGGTTGCCGATAAAACAACAAATACTTTTGAATTACAAAATGTTGATGGTACAGATATTAATTCATCAGCATACACAGCTTATGGTTCTGGTGGAGTTGCAAATAAAATTTATGAAATTGCATCGCCATATTCCACAGCAGATTTACCAACAATAAAATTTGCACAAAGTGCAGATCTTATGTACCTGGTTCATCCAAGTTATGCGATTAGAAAATTAACACGATCTGGACATACTAACTGGACTTTATCGACTCCATCATTATCTGGATCTCCTAGTCCAACGATTAATAATGCAACAGATAAATATCCAAGTTCAGTTTCTTTTTTTGAACAACGACTCGTTTTTGCTGGATCAAATGATAATCCACAAACAATGTGGTTTTCTAAAAGTGCGGATTTAGAAAATTTTACAACTGGAACAAATGATACTGATGCAATGGTTTATACGATTGCATCAAATAAAGTTAATGCGATACGATATATTTCAGCACAACGATCTTTAATTGTAGGAACTGTTGGAGGAGAATTTGTTGTAAGTGCTTCTGGTACGACTCAACCTATTACTCCGACAAATGTGCAAATACAAAGACAATCAAGTTATGGCGCAGCAAACATTGATGCAGTTCAAATTGAAAATGTAACTATGTTTGTTCAACGAGCAAAAAGAAAATTACGAGAACTGTCTTACAATTTGAATATTGATCAATATCAAGCACAAGACATGACATTACTAGCTGAACATATAACCGAGGGTGGTGTTCTTGAAATGGCATATCAACAAGAACCAGATAGTATTTTGTGGTGTGTAAGAAATGATGGAACTCTTTTAGGTTTTACTTATGCTAGAGCAGAAGAAGTTGTTGGTTGGCATCGTCATATTCTTGGTGGTGCTTTTAGTTCTGGACAAGCAGTTGTAGAAAGTGTTGCATCTATTCCTACTGATGCAAATGAAGATGAATTATATCTTATAGTTAAAAGAACTATTAACGGAACTACAAGACGATATGTCGAATATTTAACTTTATTTGATTATGGTACAGATCAAACAGATGCTTTTTATGTTGATAGTGGCTTAACTTATTCTGGAAGTGCAGCAACAGTTATTACTGGATTAGATCATTTAGAGGGACAATCGGTTACAATTTTAGCTAATGGATCTACACATCCAAACAAAACTGTATCTGGTGGTTCAATCACTTTAGATCGTTCTGCAACAAAAGCTCATATTGGTTTAGGATATACATCGACACTCCAAACAATGCGAGTAGAAGCTCCTGGAAATGAATCAACATCCCAGGCAAAAACAAAACGCATTAACGAAGTAACTTTACGATTACATGAAACAGTTGGTGCAGAAGTAGGATCAAGTTTAAGTGATATGGAACGAATACCATTTCGTTCTAGTGCAGCAGCAATGGACACAGCTGTGCCATTATTTACTGGCGATAAACAAATAGAGTTTCGAGATGATTTTAATACAGATGGTTGGATTTATGTACGACAAAACCAGCCACTTCCATTAACATTAATTTCAATTTATCCGCAGATTACAATTAATGATTAAATTAATTAATTTTAAAAGTGATCATGCACAACGAATGGTTTGGTCTTTAAATAGTTCAGAAGTAGAGATTGATGAAAAGTATCATAAGCTTCTTGATACATTAGAAGTACCAGATATGTCTTTTACTGCAACACATAATAATAAAATTATTTGTGCTGGAGGTATTATTCCTATTTGGGATAATGTTTATGAGGGATGGGTAATGGGTTCAAGTTTAATTTGGAACTTTAGAATTGTATCGGCAAAAATTATAAAAAAAGAAATGGAAAATTTAATATTAAAAAATAATATTAAACGATTACAAACAGCAGTCAAAAAAGATTTTTTACTTGGTCATCGATTTGCGAAATGGCTAGGTATGGAAGAAGAGGGATTAATGCGAAAATATCAAAACAATGAAGATTATATTCGATTTGCGAGGGTAATGTAATGGGTGCAAATTTAATGTTAGCTGGTGCTGGTGTTAGTGCTTTAGGCTCTATCATGGGCGGACAAGCAGCAATGGAAGCTGGTAAATATCAAAAAAATGTTGCTGATCAAAATGCAACTATTTTAGATAATAAAGCAGAACAAGCACTTAATCTTGGTCATGCCAATGTTAGAAAATTTGGCAGAGGTTTTGAAAAAGCACAAGCATCTACAGAAGCAGCATTCATTGCAGCTGGTGTTAAAATGGAGGGAACTCCAATGGAAGTTTTAGAGCATAATATTTACGAGGGCGAAATTGAAAAAATGAATATTATGTACGATGCTAGAATGCAAAGTTATGATTTTAAACAAGCAGCAGTATCATCCAGGATGGAGGGCGAATATGCAATGTATCAAGCAAGAGCTGCTCGTTCATCAGCTATTATAGGTGCAGTTGGTACAATGGTCGGAGCAGCTGGAAGTTATATGTTAGTTGGACAACAAGCAGCACAAGCAAAAGCTCTTATGACTCAAAATGCTGCATATACTACACAGATTTTAAACACCCAGGCAAAGAATAATAAAATATTAATGGATATGAGAGCTATGAATGCGAAAAATTTATCTGTTACTATTAATGAGAATGCACAAAGCATAAATAATACAGCTATTGATAATGCAATTACATTACAAAAATACCCAATGGGTTTTCCAACTAGGAGTCATTAATGGTACAAATTCCAGTCTTTACATCCAAAACTTCTCCAAACTTAACAGCACCAGTTACAAGGGGAGTACCTAATCTTGTTGGAGCAGCAATGCTTCCTTATGAACAAGTATCTCGTTTAGGTAGTACAATTTTAGATGTTGGACAAAAAAAATATCAACAAGATTTACAATTTGAAAATCAAAAATATAAAGCAAAATTAGATCATGATTTAAACTTAAAAAAATTAGCTTTAGATTTTGAAGCAGATGAATATGCAAATCAAA